GTTATGTCAATGCGACAAAATGTCGCAGGTCCTGGAATCGTTGATATTTGGGTGTGACAAATTGTCGCAGGTTCGGGCTTGTGACCTATGGGCCCACCCTCCCACCCTCCCTTTTTCAAATTTTTTAGAAAATAAAATACAACTCTAGGTTGTATGAGTCTGCAGCTCGTGAACAGCTCGTGATCTAATAAATTAAATTAAAAAAAACCTCGAGCCGTTAAGAACGGCTCGAGGTCTGAAAAATATTAATTATAATATTTTTTATAATAATAGATCCACTCTTTTTCTATTTTTTGACTTACTCCATATTTTAAAAAATCTTTACGAGATTTAAAAAAGCAATCTCTACAATTTCCAAAATCTGAAATAAAATCTTGAAAAGTGTTTTTATAAAGTGGGTTTATTTTTTTTGCTCTTTTGTATATTTCTTTTAGTGTCATTATTTAACCTTTACTATTTTATCGTTTTCAATAAATACTTTAGCAAAAAAACTTCTTTTTTTATTGCAACCGACTATTTGACCATCTGATCGATATTCTGATCCGAATATAGATGTTTCAATATAGTCTAATGGTTGACCTATATTCTCTTTTAATTGTTTTTTAGTCTCATAACATAACTCAATCATATTTTTAACCCTTCAATTGTTGTGTTAGTTTTTTCCGTCCGTATGTTTTGACTTTTTCAACTATTGTATTGGTTGAGTCTAATTTATAACATAAAAGACAATCTTTACATTTTTGACCACTACAATTCTGTTTTTCTTTTTTTAAGTCTTCTTGAACATTATTAAAAGTTTTATCAAAGTATTTTGGTACAACTTCTAAAATATGGTTAATTTTAGGGTTGGAATAAATCAAAATAAAATTTTTAGGCTTTTTATTATCTTTAAAATATTTTGATACAATATCGAATCTTTTAGTCCATAGACTAAAATTACAATGTGGGTTTTTTAATGCGATATTTACATAATTAATTAAATTGATCTCGTTAATTAATTCTCCGTGAGCATTAAATCTAAAAAATGCATCTAATATAATAGGTAGACCATCCTCGTGAATTATTTTTTTTCCGATAATGTCCGAATTTCTTTGAAGGGCTAAAGCCATATTTTTTCTGTATGTTCTCAACATCTCTTGAGAATAACAAAAAGTACAAATATTTTTTGAGTCTTTTTTATTATATTGTTTAATGCAATAATCGTTCGTTGTGGTGTTGGTTGAGATTGCTCTCAACCCTTCTAATTTACCACTCATTTTTGAGATATGAATCATATTTTTTTGATATCCCTTCTTATGTTTTGAAGTTGTTGTGTTCTAATCAAAGCATCAATAAATTTTTGATTCTCTGACTCTTCTATTTCTAATTGTCGAAGTCTCATCTCTGAATATAGAAATAATAAAAACCCACCAACAATTAAAGCAATACCAACATATAAGATTATATTATACATTTTGAGTCCTTCTGTTGTTTTTGTTTTAATGATTTAAAAAACTTCTCACAACTTTTTAAATATTCTTTACTTAAATATTTATGATCATGAATAAAGTAATTTAAAAGATTATTTTTTTTACTTCTTATTTTTTTAGTCATTAAGAATCTTACAAAATCCCATAGTTAAAAGAAACAAATATAAATATATTTATTTACTAAATGCGACACTTTAAACACTAGACCTAGATATAGGTCCACGATCACCGACCCACTACATCTTGTGTCAATGCGACAAATTGTCGCACCCGGCTCGTGACCTACGGGCCCACCCGCCCCCGCCACCACCCAAACTATAAACGAAGAGTGGAACGCAGAACACTCAGCTCGGCATACAGCTTCGCTGTACGCCTCGCTTCGCTCTGCGTTCCACGCTTGACGTAGTGCGCTCCGCGCACAGCGCTCCGCGGAAACGGAGCTCGGTATGCAGCTTTGCTACACACCTCGCTCCGCTCCGCTCCGCGCAGCGCAGCTTCGCTGCGCTAACGTATGAATCAAAGATTCATACGTGCTGCCACCTGCCGGTGGCAGCAGCCTTGCGTTCCCTGCTTCGCAAGCAACGCAAGCGTCGCTCAGCAACCAGCTTCGCTGGTCGCTTCGCTCCGCTCCGCGTCGCTCCGCTCCGCGGGCTAGAGGGGTCCCTAGAGTTACAGCTCTAGCTACAAAAACAGACCCCCCACAACCCCTGCTAGCGGGCTTGAGCTTGAGATTATGCTATAGGGTTTGATTTAGACATAAACATGCTATAAAATGCAGATGAAAATAAAAAGGTGTCAAAAAAAATTATAAAAAAATTTTACAAAAAATTTTTATGGATGAAGATAAACTAAATAGATTACCACCAGATGTTAAGAAACAATTTCTGAAATATGCATTAAAGCTATCTGAGAAAAAAACCAAATCCAAGGTCCACGATGACTTCTTAGCTTTTGTTAAACACGTATGGCCAGAGTTTATAGAGGGACCTCATCACAAAAAAATTGCAGAAAAATTTAACCGTCTGGCAAAAGGCGAAGTAAAGCGTTTAATTATAAACATGCCACCCAGACATACCAAGTCAGAGTTTGCGTCCTTCCTCTTACCCTCTTGGATGGTTGGGCGTAAACCCGATCTTAAAATCATCCAAACAACCCACACGACAGAACTTGCAATAAGGTTTGGTCGAAAAGCTAAGACCTTAATGGACTCAGAAGAATATAAACAAGTATTTCAAACAAGACTTAGAGAGGACAGTCAAGCAGCTGGTAAATGGGAAACCGAACAAGGTGGTGAATACTATGCAGCGGGTGTTGGCTCTGCAATCACGGGCCGTGGTGCGGACTTACTTATAATTGATGACCCACATTCTGAGCAAGACGCACTCAACATGACGGCAATGGAACGTGCTTATGAATGGTATACATCAGGACCTCGACAACGTTTACAGCCTGGTGGAGCGATAGTCGTGGTAATGACTAGATGGAATATGAAAGATCTAACCGGGATGTTATTAAAATCTCAAAAAGAATTAAAGTCTGACCAATGGGAGATTATAGAATTTCCAGCAATACTTCCAAGTAATAAACCAGTCTGGCCAGAGTATTGGAAACTAGAAGAATTAGAATCTGTTAAAGCATCGTTGAGTGTTGGTAAATGGAATGCACAATGGATGCAAAACCCCACGTCTGAAGAAGGTAGTTTAATTAAAAGGGAATGGTGGCGAATGTGGGACAGAGATTATATTCCAAAACTACAACATGTCATCCAATCTTACGATACTGCATTTCTTAAAAAAGAAACTGCCGACTATTCTGCAATTACTACTTGGGGTGTATTTCAAGAATCCCCGGACAGCGCTCCAAATTTAATTTTACTCGATGCGTTAAAAGAGAGACTAGAGTTCCCTGAATTAAGAAAAGTGGCTAAAGAACAATACGACTATTGGAAACCAGAATCGGTGATCGTGGAAGCTAAAGCATCAGGATTACCTTTAACTTATGAGTTGCGAAAGATGGGTATTCCTGTTATAAACTATACTCCTAGCAAAGGTAACGATAAACATGCTAGAGTAAACGCCGTGTCACCTCTCTTTGAGAGTGGACAAATTTGGGCGCCTGACGAAAAGTTCGCAGAAGAGGTGATTGAAGAGTGTGCATCATTTCCTTATGGAGATCATGATGATTTGGTGGATAGTATGACACAAGCGGTAATGAGATTCCGACAAGGAGGATTCGTTGGTCATCCAGAAGATGAACGAGACGAAGTTTCAATACCACATAACAGAACGTATTATTAATGATAGACGAAAAAGAATACCGAATTTTAATTGAACAGTTAGCGACAGGTGGAATAACAGGAAATAAAACTTACCATCAATACCACGATCAGTTTGTACCAATCGACTCTGAAGGAGCGGGGTACGCTAACGGTGGTGGAGTGGGTACTATGATGGTACCTCGACAAAATTTTCAACAAGGTGGAGGTGCAGACTTTATGCCTTTAGGTTATAATGAAGATGAAAGTATTACAGTAGAAGACTTAACAGTTCCAAGTAGAGTTAAAGATTTTTCAATTACAACAGCCAATGCTTTAGATAATCAAGATGGAATAATTAGTGCAGCTCCGAATGTTATGAATCAAGGTGTTCAAACAATTGAAGGGTCTTTAATAAATGATGATTATCCAAATGATCCTATTAGAAGTATGGTTACTCCACCAGGGAGAGATTTTTCACAATTTGATAAAGCCAAAATGGGTAGCCCCGCAAACATAAATTATGGTTATCAAGATTTAATTATGAATCCTGAGTACATGCCAAATAGATTACAAAATTTAGAAAGATTTCAAGATAATAGATTTGAAGATTTAGATTTTCAACCAGGTTTTGATTTTAAAGATGCACCTAACAAAGTAACTAACTTAAAAGAATTATATCAAAACAGAGAATATTTAAATAATCCTAATGTAGGAATTATTGATAATATGATTTTATCAAGAGGCAACCCAGAAAAAAGTTTATTTAACAAAACTAAAAATATGTTTAGCAATATTAAAGATGGAATTACTTCAATAGATTTACCAGGAAAATTTAAAGAAGGAGCGGGAATGGTATTTAGTCCTTTAACTGCACTAGCAAGTATGAGAAATCCATTAAATCCTAAAGCTTCAAACTACAATCCTAATTTAGTTGGACAGTTAAATGCATTAGATCAAATGGGTAATATGTTATATAGAGATCCTAATTCTGGAGGATTAAAATATGGATCAGGTTCTGTATTGTCTGGACAAAACGCAATATCAGGTTTTGGAACAAATGATTATTTAGGACAGCTAGAAAAAAAACAAGATTATTTTGAAGCTAGAATTAAAGCTAATAAAAAATATAACAAAGACACTTATGCGGCTACTCTTGCAGAAATAGAAAAAGAAAAAGCTAGACAAGCTGCAGCCACAGAAGCAGCTATAGCAGCTGAAAAAGTTAAAGCTCAAACTTTTATGCAAAAAAATCCTAACTATGGAAATAATTATGATCCTGGTAAATCATATACAGGAGCAAGTGATAGTTATGGAAGTAAAGCAGGCACAAGACAAAGAGATGCAAGAAGTTCTGATTTAGGTTTTAGTGATATAAGATTAAAAGATAATATTGAGTTAGTTGGAAAATCTCCATCTGACATTAACATCTACAACTTTACATATTTAAATAATCCTAAAGTTTATCAAGGAGTTATGGCTCATGAAGTACCATGGGCTTCTGTTAAACACAACAGTGGCTATCTTATGGTAGACTATAACAAAGTTGATGTAGACTTTAAATTAATCTAATGGAATTAAAATATAATTCAACTCTTGGTGAAATAGTCAAACCTAACGACGAGCCCGCTACTCAATCCGAGATTATGGAATGGATGTTAGAGAACCCTGGTAAGCCAGACGCTTCTGCAAAAGCCTCTTCCGACATGGTTAAAGAAGTACTTGATAGTTTGACAGTTAAACAAACTCCTGATAGTACTACTGTCGAAGAAGGTGTTGAAACAATAACAGATAGAGGATAGAATAGCTTATGGCTACTATAGACAAATCATTACCCAATACAAAAACCGAAATTGAAATTCCAGGACAAGAAGAGATTATAGAAACTCAACAAGAAATTGTTGAAAGACAACAAGGTGACGCTCCAGAAATTGAAATAGATGATGACGGAGGAGCAACTGTTAACTTTGATCCAAGTTCAGTTAATCCAGAAGGTGGACAAGATCATTTTGAAAATTTAGCAGAGTTTTTAGAAGATTCAGTTTTAGATACATTATCTTCTGAGTTAATGGATAAGTATAAAGACTACAGACAATCAAGACAAGATTGGGAAGAAAGTTATAAAGAAGGATTAAACTTACTTGGTTTTAAATACATAACTAGAACAGAACCTTTTAGAGGAGCAAGTTCAGTTACTCACCCCGTATTAGCAGAAGCCGTTACACAATTTCAAGCACAAGCTTATAAAGAATTATTACCAGCCGACGGTCCTGTAAGAACACAAATTATGGGCGATGCAAGTGTCGCTAAAGAAGAACAATCTAAACGTGTTAAAGATTTTATGAATTATCAAATTATGGATCAGATGAAAGAATATGAACCAGAGTTTGATCAAATGCTTTTCTATCTACCCCTCAGCGGTTCTACTTTTAAGAAAGTCTATTATGACGATCTATTGGGTAGAGCCGTTTCAAAATTTGTACCGGCTGAAGATTTAGTCGTGCCGTACTCTGCTACCTCATTAGAAGATGCGGAAGCTGTAATCCATGTTATTCGTATGTCACAAAATGATTTACGAAAACAACAAATCAATGGCTTTTACAAAGACATTGATTTGGGAGAGCCGCCTTTACAACAAGATCAACTTAAACAAAAAGAATTAGAATTAGAAGGTATTACTCAAGGTGGTAGCGAAGACATGTACACAATTTTAGAAATGCATGTTGATATAGATTTAGAAGGACATGAGGATGTTAATCCTGAAGATCAAGAACCTACAGGAGTTAAACTTCCTTACATTATTACAATTGATGAAGCTAACGGTAAAGTTTTATCTATTAGAAGAAACTATGAAGCACTAGATCCTTTAAAAAAGAAAAAAGATTATTTTGTTCATTTTAAATTTTTACCAGGTTTAGGTTTTTATGGTTTAGGTTTAATT